TATGATGAGCCCGTCAACAGCAGTGGCGACACGGTACCGCCTCTCGCCGGCTCCCGCTAGCGAGGGGCGGTTTCCGTTTCAGGCTCCGGGTTCCCGCACGAGGTGGCATTCCAGTCGGTGTCGACCAGGCCGTCGCCGTCCGTGTCCTCCCCCGCGTACTCGCAGACCGTCCCGCCCTCGTCTCCCCAGCAGCACCAGAGCTGCGAGGGCTCCGCGAGCAGGATCGGGGCCAGGATCCAGAGCCACCTCATCAGCGCCCGAACTTCGACTTCTTCTTCGTCACGCGCGGCGCGGGCGGTTGGTGGGTCGGCGGCTCTGCCCGCTTCGCAAGCGCGAGCTTCGTCTTGGCGATGATCCGCTCCTTCGTGCGGTAGTGGATCCCTGAGTTGGCGAGAACGCCCTCGAGCACTTCGAGAAATTCGTCCATGATGGTTCCTCCCGGCCAGGATGGTACGCTGCATCCATGCGACTCGCCCTCCTCGTGGTCCCGCTGGCGCTCCTCGGCGCCGCCATCTTCCCGCCCCAGGTCGGCGGAGACTTCCGCTTCGCCGTGCAGCAGCCCTGCCCGGTCCTCGATGCCGGCGGAGTCCCCGAGGTGCCGCCCGGCCTCTCGGTGGGGATCGAGCCACAGGCTGGCGGGGTGGCGATCCTCTGCATCCCGACCCCAACCTGCGGCCCGGAGACCCGCCACGAGGGTGTGGTGAAGCTGACCGGGAACGCGAAGCGGCAAGCGTACATCGGCCGCGCCTTCACCGAGCTGACCTGCCAGGGGGCAGCCTCCGAGCCGAGTCTCGAGACGGCCTACACCTACCCGGGCATGAAGCCGAAGAAGGCCATCCTCACCGACTGATCCGCCGGATCGCCTCGTCGGCCCACGGCGCGGCGGCCTGGATGGCGCAGCGGATCCGAGCGCGCAGCACCGCGCGGTCCTCTAGCGGGACGGGCGCACACTGAGCTTGCGGGTGTCCGGCTGCACGACTGGCGGCCGGAACCCCCACGCTTTCAGCGCCGCCGCCACCAGCGGCTCCAGCTCGTCCATCAGCGCATGGCACGAAGGGCAGAAGTATGATGCCCCCAGGTCGATCCACTCCGGGGTGTAGAGGGACACGTCTACTTCCGCGATGCTGTGACACTGGAAGCACGCCCACGTTCTAGTCACCGGCGAGGTAGGTCATCTCCACCGTCATCCACAGCGGGGCCTGGACCCCCATGTCGACGATCGTGAAGGCGAGGATGTACTCGGTGAAGGGGTCACGCGGCAGCCCGAGCAGCTCCCATATCGGCTTGTGAGCATTCTCCGGCCCGTGGAGCGGCGCAAACGTCAGCGGGTTGATGGTGTCGCCCCGGTAGGAGATCTCGAATACGCGCTTGGCGACGAACGAGTGCGAGTCGTTCATGAAGAGAGCACTGTTCACGTCCGAGCCGTTCATCGCGTAGAGGCCGAGGTCGCTCAACGAGATCTCGGTAACGCCAGGAGGATCGCTGTGCGGGATCGCGTCGCAGGAGACGAGGATCTGGTCGATCACCCAGTCGGACTGGACGATGAACAGGTCGACCCGGTCCCCGATCGCTTCGATCGCACCCCAGTCGAGCTCGAGCACGGCAGAGATCCGGCGGAGGCGCCCGCCTCCCCACGTCACCCGGTTGAGGGGCTTCGAGGAGGAGGCGAACTGCTCCATCCAGTCTGACCTGACGACCTTCACGCCGTAGTCCACTCCCTGCGCCGCATCGCGCGCCGCTTGAGCTTAGTGCGCTGCGAGCGTGGCAGCCCGTACCAGTAGGACCGCCACGCATGTCGACGCACACGCCCGCGCCGGGCGAAGCTCGAGTCGCTGTGGTTCGGCTCGACATACTCGCCTTCCAGCCAGCGAGCTTCCTTCCGGCGCGGGCGCTTCCTCACAGCTTCTGCTCGTCGATCTTGTGGTCCCCGCACCAGTCCGACGTGAAGACCGCCGGCCAGCCCGCCATCCCCGGCGCGCGTCGCCTGCACCTCCCGATCGAGGGCGATATGTCGCCGCGCTCGGTCAGCTTGAGGACGAAGAACATGCAGGTCACGCACTTCATCGTCATGCCGCGATGCCGCCAGTTGTCCTCGCTAGTCGTGAGGGGAGTCGGGACCGGCTCTGCGTAGCTTCCGGCCCCCATCAGAGCAGCGCCATCTGGCCGTTGTCCCACCGGATCGTGTGGGCCGCGAACTTCTCTTCCGGCAGGTTGAGCTTCGCCTTCACCTGGACCTCGTTGCGGCGGGCCTTCGTATCGCTCCCCGGATCGTCCACCATCTCGATGGTGACGACCAGCTTGCAGACCGTCTTCTCCTCCGGGTCCGCATCCTTCATGGCCTGCGCCATCGTGGCCACGTTGCGCTCGATCAGGCCGGCTGCGTCTTCGACCAGAACCTTCCGTGATACCTCGTCCATTAGGATCCCCCTGCTTCCAGCGCGGTGAGTCGCGCGTGGACTGCTTCGAGTGCCTCCTGCTGGGCCTCGACCGTAGCGAGTAGCGACCGGACCACCTTCCGGTTCGCGTTCACACCCTCGATGATCTTCTGCTCGCGGAACGTCTCGATCATCCTCGGATGGAGCTTCGCGTTGCGCTCTATCTTCTTCGCCTGACCGGGCGGGACGACGGGCTTCGCCATCAGTAGAGCCCCGAGTCGGTGAGGAAGGTGTGGAGGCACGAACTCGATCCGCTGTGGTGGTGCGACCCGTCGCAGATCGTGCAGCGCTTCCACGCTCGCTCCGTCCTCGTGACGTAGCGGACCTCCTTGATCGCGTGCCTCTCCGCGTGCGCTGCGCGCCGCAGGGCAGTCTCTTCCACCTCGCTACTGCGTGCCGGGCTCCCGGCTCTGGCAAGGATCTGCCGAGTGCGCTCGCGCGAGAGGCCAAACTCGTTCCCGACCTCCTCGAGCGTCATCCCGCAGAACTCGCGCAGATACGTCATCGCGTAGTCGCGCCGATCCGGGGGACGCCGCCGGCTCACGTCCGGTCCTTGAAGAAGTCGCGCTCGAGCGGCGTGGCGACAGGCATCCCCCGGGCCTCCCGCTCTTCGACCTGTTGAGGGGGAACGTCGGGCAAGTCAACGTCCCCGATCGTAGAGCGTCCTGGCCCAGGGGATGTGCAGCGGCATGGCGATCTCCGAATGACGAGAGCCGTCCTTCGGATCGCGTTGCCGCAGCAGCATGTCTCCAACGGCTTGCCCTCCGTGAGACGTCGCGCCCTCACCGCGCGACTGGGGTAGGGTATCACCGATGCCCGGACCCCTCAAGAACACGCTGTGGGAGATGTACGCCCAGGCCCGCGCGGTTGACTGCTTGGATCAGGCGGAGGCGTACCGCGCCACAGGGCGTAAGGGAGATCCCGTAGATCAGGGCTACCGGCTCTCCAGACGCCCCGAGGTCCAGTCGCGGATCGCAGAGCTTCAGGCCGAGATGCTCGAAGCCCGCATGAAGAAGGCCCTCTACACCCGAGAGGATGTGATCGAGGGACTGCTGACGAACATCCGAGAGGCCCGTACCTGCAAGAAGTTCACCGCGCAGGGGCAGCCCGTCACGGATCCGCTGACCGGGCTGCAAGCAACGCTCCTCGACGCGAAGGCAGTCAACCAGGGGTGGCATCTGCTGGGCCTGGAACTAGGCATGTTCCCCAAGCAGGCAAACCTCACCCACACGAAGGCCGAGCCATTGGAGGGGTTGACGATCCCCGAGATGCTAGGCCACATCCAACGAGCTCTGCTGGAGGCCAGTGATGGCGCGATCTCCCTCGACACCGACGACCTCCTCACCCTTATCGAAGGAGGAGAAGGTCCGGCACGCAGCCCGGCAGCTCATGCGGATCACGGAGCGGAAGATCGCGCTCTACCGGCCCTACCCGAAGCAGCTCCGGTTCCACCAGCAGGGGAAGGAGAAGCACGAGAGAGCCTTCCTGGCGGGGAACCAGCTGGGGAAGACGACCTGTGGAGCGGCGGAGATGACCTATCACCTGACGGGGATGTACCCGAGCTGGTGGAAGGGGCTCCGGTTCGAGACGGCGATCAAGGCATGGGCGTCGGGGCCGACGAACCGGAAGACGCGGGATGTGGTGCAGACGAAGCTCGTCGGGAAGCGGGGCCGATACGGGACTGGGCTGATCCCCAAGTCCTCGATCGCCACGGAGCCGTCGATGAGCCGAGGGCTATCCGGCCTGATCGACACGCTCGAGGTGAAGCACGCGAGCGGGGGGATCTCTAGCCTCGCCTTCATGTCCTACGACATGGACGTCGACGCCTGGGCGTCCGACACCCTGCACCTGATCTGGTTCGACGAAGAGCCCCCGCAGCCACTCTACGACGAGGGCCTCGCGCGCCTCACCGCGACCGGCGGCTCCACCTACATCACCGTCACCCCGCTGCTGGGGATGACGGACGTGATGCTCCGCTTCTACCCTCGCCCCGTGAACCCCGACCGGGGCATCACGATGATGGGCATTCGGGACGCCGGCCACATCAAGCCCGAGCACGTCGAGCGGATCCTGGCCCGCTACCCGGACTACGAGCGCACCGCGCGCGCCGAGGGCATCCCGATCCTGGGGTCGGGGCTCGTGTTCCGCACCCCCGAGGACGCCGTCAAGATCCCGTCGTTCGAGATCCCCGGCCACTTCGCCCGCATCATCGGGCTCGACATCGGCGGCGGCGACCACCCCACCGCGTGGGTCGATCTGGCGTGGGACCGTGATGCGGACGTCGTCTACGTCACGGCGTGCTACCGGGTCCGCGATCCCCGGATCCCCCTCCATGCCTCCGCGATCCGGCGGCGCGGCGCGATCCCGGTCGCGTGGCCCCACGACGCGGCCGCGAAGTCGCACGGCGACGGACGCACCTACGCGCAGATGTACCGGGACGAGGGGTGCAACATGCTCCCCACCCACGCCCAGCACGCGGACGGCTCCAACCACCTCGAGCCGGGGATCGCTATGATGCACGAGCGGCTCGCCGGGGGGCGGCTCCGCGTCTTCGAGCACCTGGTCGAGTGGTTCGAGGAGTACCGGATGTACCACCGCAAGGAGGGGCAGATCGTCAAGCTGGTCGACGACCTCATGTGCGCGACCCGGTACGGGCTGATGATGCTCCCGCGTGCGGGCTCGGCAAAGCCCGCCAACATCCGGTTTCCTGCTACGGTGGGGATGGACTACGATCCCACCAACCCGGGGCAGCCCGACGGGATGGAGGAACGCTTGTGAGACGCGAGCACGACTACGAGCGCGAGCACGGTCCCCACCTCCATTGCGAGATCCTCGCCGCCCTATCGGGGATCGGCGCAGCCCTCGGCGTCGGAACGGCCGGGACCGTAACGGCCGCTGGGGTGGTCGCGGGCGGCCTCGCGGTCGGCACCGTGGCGGGCTCCCTGGCTTCTACCGGCCTCTCGATCTCCCAAGCGGTCAACCGGCCCGAGATCCCGCAGGCCCCCACGGTCCTCGACGGCGGAGCCAAGGCGCGGCAGCGCGGCGCGCAGCGGCGCTTCGCCGGAGCCCGCACCCGCAACGTCGTAGCCCCTCGCCCCACCCTGGGCGCGAGCGCGGGCACCACCGCAGCCCCCACCACGCTCGGGGCGAGTGACCTGCCGAGTATTCCGTGAGCCTGTTCGAGGATCCCAACGGCATCATCGCCTGGTTCGATCGAATGCGGTCCAACCGCCACAACACCGAGAACACCTGGCAGGAGATCTCGGACCACTGCCTGGGGATGCGGGACTTCACCACCGAGCGGTCCCCTGGCCGGATCCGCAACGAGTACATCTACGACACCACGTCGATGTTCTCCCACCAGCTCCTCGCGGGCGCGCTCCACGGGATGCTGACGAACCCCGCCACCGACTGGTTCGACATGGAGACCGACGACCCCCGGATCCTCATGGACCCGGACGCGAAGTTCTGGATCGCCGACGCCAAGCGGAAGATGCTCACGATCTTCCAGAGCCAGTCGAGCAACTTCGTCACGCAGGCCGCCGAGTCCTACCTCGACATCAGCGGCTTCGGGATGGCGGGCTTCAGCGCGATGCCCGCGATGCGTGGCAACTCGGGGATCAGCCGGGGGGTGAAGTTCGCCACCCACCCGCTCCGCGAGCTCTACGTCGACGTGAACGACGAGCGCGAGGTCAACACGATCTTCCGCGAGATCCCGTTGACTGCGCGCCAGTGGGCGATGCGCTTCCCGAAGGACAACGACAAGGACGTGTCGAAGGCGCTCGAAGGCGGCAACTCCGAGTCGACCTTCCGCGCAGTCCACTGCATCGCGCCGAGCGATGACGCCTTCGCTGGCAAGTCACCCTTCTCGATGCCGTGGACCTCCACCATCGTCGCCAAGGACAACCCCCGCATCCTCGACACGGGCGGGTTCCGCGAGCTACCGATCCTCACCCCCCGATGGACGGTGGAGCCGGGAGAGATCTACGGTCGGGGGCCGGCCTGGCTCGCTCTGGCAGAGCAGAAGATGCTCAACCAGATGGCCCGAACCATCCTGACGGCAGCACAGAAGGCTGCGGATCCGCCCCTCCTCGTCACGAACGAGGCAGTGCTGAGCGGCATCAGGACACGCCCGGGTGGCGTCAACATAGTCCAGCAGCTCTTTGGTCAGGCTGGGGCAGGGGAGCCCATTCGCCCACTCGCCAACAACGCCAACCACCAGCTCTCCGTAGAGATGCTCCGGCAGCGTCAGCAGCAGGTCCAGAATGCCTACCACTCCCATGTGCTTCAGCTCTTCCAAGACCCGAGGATGACGGCTACCCAGGTGCTCGAGCTGTCGAACCAAGCCCAGCGGCTGATGGCTCCCATGCTGGGCCGCGTTCAGCGAGAATTTCTGGAACCCGTCATCAACCGGACCTTCAACATCCTGTTCCGCCAAGGCGTGTTCCTCCCCGTCCCCACTGTACTGAAGGGCGTCCAGCTCAACATCACCTACGTCTCCCCCGTGTCGCGCGCACAGCGTGCCGCCGAGGCGCAAGCCATCGTCCAGACCTGGCAGGAAGTCGCCATGATCGCGCAGGCCAAGCAGGATCCCGCCGTGTTCGACAACTTCGACGCGGACGAGAGCGCCCGGTTCATCCACGCCGCGCGAGGCGCACCGAGTCAGACGCTCGCGGACGCCGACTCGATGGCGCAGATGCGCGAGGGCCGCGCCCAGCAGGCGCAGGAGGCCGGGGCGCTCGAGCAGCTCGGCGCCGGGGCCGACATCGTGAACAAGCTCGCGCAGGCGCAGGCCACCGAGGCGGCCGTTGCCGCTTGAGCCCGCGCTAGGCGATCTCGAGGCCCTCAAGGCCGCGTACCAGCAGATCCCGCCCCTCGTCCTCGCCGATCTCGCCCTGTTCATCAACCCGCACGAGCTCTCATTCGTCACCGACGATCCTTCCGGTAGGCTCTCGGCGTACAACGAGGGCCTGCGGGCTGTCTGGATCCACGTAACCAAGCGGCGAGAGCAGCTCCCCGAGCTGATCGCCACACTCAGGGGGAATGAAGATGAGCGCACCGAACCCGCCGACCGAGACACACCTGGGGACGGCACCGCCGAGCGATCCGTCGCAGACGCCGCCGAGCCCCCCGAGTACGACCCCTTCTCCTACACCGCCGACCCCGACTGAGCCGCCCGCTCCGGCCGGGCACTTCGCCGATGCGTTCGAGAGCAACGACCTTCGCGCGAACCCGGCGGTCCGCAAGTTCGACAGCCCGCAAGCGTTGGCTGCGAGCTACGTGGAGCTGGAGCGGAAGATCGGGCAGAAGGGGATGGTCGTTCCTGGCGAGACGGCAACTCCTGCCGAGGTCCGCGCGGCGATGAAGCAGCTCGGCTGCCCCGACGAGCCCGACCACTACCCCACCAACATCGAGCTGCCGCAAGGCGTCAAGATCGACGACAAGCTCCTTGCCACCATGAAGCAGCGCGCATGGGACTCCGGGCTCTCCACGACCCAGTGGACCCAGCAGTTCGAGACGTTCGCCGGGGCGCAGATCGCGCAGCACCAGGCGCAGGCAGAGGCGTGGAACACCCATCTCGCCGCCACCACGGAGAAGCTGAAGGCGGAGTACGGCCCGGCCTACGAGGGGAAGGTGGAGGCGGCCGCCGCCGCAGCCAACGCGATCTTCGGCGAGGAGGCTGCCGGGATCCGGGGCCTCCCGCTCCCCAACGGCACGGTGATGGGCAACCACCCCCTCTTCGTGAAGGCGCTCGCGGAGCTGGGCGAGAAGCTCTCCGAGCACGACCTGATACCGGGCATCCCGACCCGAACCACCATGACGGCCGAGGAGGCGAAGCGCGAGCTCGACGCCCTCAACGCCGACAAGGAGCACATGGACGCCTACATGGACGGCAACCACCCCGGCCACAAGGTGGCCCTCCAGAAGCGCGACACCCTCTACCGCTACATCCACCCCGGCGAGCAGACCGGGGCGACTGGGAGTGCAGCCGGGAACATGGTGGGGTAGCTTTTCCCCATCGCGCCGGATCTGGAGGCCGAGGGGCAACCGCATAGCGGTCCCGAGGAAAAGCCGGATCAGGGTCCAGAGCTCCTGGGCAACCCACGACGCAAGTGAAAAACCACTTGTAACTCGGAGGGTTGCTCAATGAGCTTCCAAGTAACCGAAGCCTTCGTAAACCAGTTCAAGGACGGGATCACCGTCCGGGCTGCTCAGAAGGAAAGTCGGGTCCGGTCGTTCTTCACGATCGACTCCGGCATCACGGGCACCAGCGTGTCGAGAGACTTCGTTGGCGCCCGCAGGCCCGCGCAGCGCACCAGTCGGCATGGCGACACGGTGCTGCGCGACACCCCGCACGACCGGCGCTGGGTCGACATCAAGGTCTACGACGACGCAGACATGATCGACGACCCGGACAAGGTGCGGACCCTGACCGACCCGTCCAACTCGTACTCGAAGGCGATGAGCGAGGGCTTCGGCCGCCTCATCGACGAGATCGCGCTGGCCGGAGCGATCGGGACCACCCGGACGGGCCAGGACGGCTCGACCACGAGCACCGGCCCGACCGCCACGATCACGGAAGGCGGCTCGGTCGGCATGAGCTTGGGCAAGATGACCCAGGTCAAGCGGACCTTCGATGCGGCTGAAATGATGCCGGACCGCTGCTGGGCCATCACGGCCATTCAGATCGAGGACATGCTCGGTCTGACCGAGGTCACGAACGTGGACTACAACACGGTGCGTGCCCTCGCGGACGGGGCCATCAACACGTTCATGGGGTACAAGTGGATCCGGGTCGAAGACCCGATCGTTGGCACCAACCCCGCAGACGCGACCCAGCGTCGGACGATCGCGTGGACCCAGGACGCCGTCTGGATCGCCTTCGGATCGGACGTGAAGGCGTCGATCGACCGCCGGCCCGACAAGAACAACAGCACCCAGATCTTCTACTCGATGGACATGGGCGCGGCCCGCCTCGAGGATCGCGGAGTGATCTGGGTGGACTGCGACGAGAGCTGATACGCTGACCGAAACGGAGTAGGTGCCGGGGGGGGCGGGTGTCGCCCTCCTCGGTGCGGTCCTCCAACACGATAGAGAGAACACGTCATGGCCCGCGACTCCAAGAGCACACTGCTCACGAACCTCGACCGAGCGGAAGCACCGCATCTCGCCAACGTCAACCTGGGACACGGGCGGGTCCGTCGGAAGGCGGTCAGCCACACGATCCCGCTCGCGGGTACGCCGGCCATCGGCGACCGCCACGCGCTGATGCGCTTCAACTCGGGCGACCACATCGTCCACATCAACGTCAGTGCGCCGGCCGACGCGGCAGCCGTCATCACCGCCGATCTCGGCCTCTACCTTGCCAATGGCGGGGCAGAGCTCGACGACGACTGCTTCGCCAGCGCGATGGTGCTCAACACGACCATCAACGCACTGACCAACCTGAACCAGAAGTACGAGTCCGGCATCACGATCTGGTCGAATGCCCATCAGCCGCTCTGGGAGGCGTACTCGGCAACCGGACCGGGCGCGACCCTGACCGCTGACCCGTTCGTCCAGTACGACCTCGAGTTCACCGAGACGGCGGCCCTCACCACGGCGGACTGCAACGTGTTCGTCGAGGTGCTGTACGTCGCGGGCGACTGATCGCAGCCGCTCTCTGACCACGGGGGCGGCTCCACTCGGGGCCGCCCCTTCTTGCAGGAGGCATCCCATGTCTGACACCTACGCGAACTGCCAAGCGGAGATCACGCGCGTCATCGGACTCGCCAACAAGGGCCTCAACGCGCGCCTGGTCGAGATCGACGCGGCAGGAGACGACTACGACATCGAGGTGCAGGACTCCCGCATCACATCCCAGCGCGACGCCGCGCTCCCCTACCCGTCCATCAACCAAGCGGAAGAGACAGACGGCTTCACGCCGGGATCGTGGAACCGCTACGAGGTGGGGTCGGCGGTGACGTTCCCCGACGCACAAGTCACGTTCGTCTAGCCGATGCCTGCGATCACGAGCGAGGTCAAGATCGTCAACCTGGCGCTCCTGCATCTGGGGCATCAGGAGATCCTCGCCTTCGAGGACCAGACGAAGGAAGGCCAGCTCGCGCGGTCCACCTACTTCAGCCACCGCGACTCGCTGCTCCGTGGGTTCACCTGGAACTTCGCGCTCAAGCGCACCACGCTGACACAGCGCACCGTCGCGGACGAGGAGTGGGGGTACGACTACGCCTACAACAAGCCGGCCAACTGCCTCCGGGTGGTACGGATCGACCAAGACCGCGACGTCGCGTGGGCGGTCGAGGGCCAGTCGATCGTCACCGACCTGCCGCCCCCGCTCAAGATCAAGTACATCCGAAGCGACGTGGCTGTCGGGCACTACGACGCCTTCTTCGTGCAGGCCCTCGCCGCCAAGCTGGCCGCCTTCTGGGCAGAGCCACTGGGCAAGGCGAGCACGTTGCAGGAGACGATGGCCAAGCTCTTCGCCCAGGTGCTCGGCGAGGCGGTGAGCGTGGACTCGGTCGAGAAGACGCCCGAGGTCATCGACGCGTCGGAGTGGCTGCTCTCGCGCATCGGCGCGGGTAGCACGCGCTGGGGCACCGTGACGGGCCAGCTCTACGGTAGTCCCGGTGTCCCGTAGTGCCGCAGGTCTTCGATAGCCAAAACGCCTTCAACGCGGGCGAGCTGTCCCCCCGCGTCCTCGGACGCTCGCTCGTCCCCGCCTACAAGGCTGGGCTGCGGCTCTGCGAGAACATGGTGGTCCTCACCCCGGGCGGCATGGAGCGGCGGCCCGGCACCATCTACGTTGCGGCCGCCTGCGACGAGACGAAGAAGAGCCGGCTGATCTCGTTCCGCTTCTCCCAGCAGGAAGCCTTCATCCTCGAGCTCGCCGAGGGCCGGCTGCGCGTCTTCAAGGGCGACGCCCCGGTGTACTTCCAGGGGTTCTCGGAGCGGAGCCCCTCGAACGTCGACTTCGCCAGCAACCAGCTCATCGTCGACCGCAACGGCTGGCCTAACTCCTTCCGCGTCCTCGTCACCGATGGCACTGGAACGCTCCCCAGCGGACTCGTAACCGGAGCCGTCTACACAACGGCGAAGGCCCCCAGCTTCGCGCTCGACCAGGCGGCCGACGTGGCCCCGGCGACCGACATCCTCACCTCAGTCGCCCACGGCCTCACCACGGAGATGGGACCGTTCCGCTTCACCTCCACGATCCTCATGCCCACCGGGCTCTCGGTCGATACCGACTACTGGGTGCGAGACATCACGGCCGACACCTTCAAGGTCGCGCTGACGAAGGGCGGAGCCGCGCACAACATCACGGCCGCCAACACCGGCACGCTCACGATGGCCCCCACCGCAGCGTACCTCCGGTCCAGCTTCCGCCTTGTCGATGGCGCTGGCGTAGTCGTGGCGCTCGCAGATGCCGGCACGGCAGGCTGGACGATCCACCCGGTCAACCTCACAGAGCCCTTCTACGCCACGCACCCCTACATCGAGAGCCAGCTCTTCGACATCCAGTACGCGCAGGACAAGGACATCGTCTACCTCGCCCACGAGGGCCACGAGTTCGCACGCTTCGTCCGCTACGCCGATCACGCCTGGGAGTGGGAGTCGTTTCCGCTCCTCGATGGCCCGTACCTCGATCTCCAAGAGGTCGCGCCAGGAGACGCCCGCACCTCGGTGCAGGTCCAGATCAGCGCCGTGGCGGTGGGGGCCGACCGTACCGCAACTGCCTCGAGCGCGATCTTCCAGGGCTCCGACAAGGGCCGCGCGATCCGGCTCGGCGACGATGGCGACGCGGCCGAGTGGGGATGGGGCCTCATCACGGGCGTCAACCCGTACACGGTGCAGCCCGGTGCGGCGGGCGTACCGATCTTCTCCAACCTCTTCTGCTCTGCGTGGTCGGGCACCACGACGTTCAACCAGCAGATCACATGGACGACAGGCATCCCGCTGACCGTCAACCGGATCGCAGTCGGCTACGTCTGGTCGAGCAGCGTGGCTGGCATCTCGATCGGCGACACTATCTACGCCACCAGCGACGCGGGAGCCTTCTTCGGCAAGGTCTACCCCACGCACGCAGACGCCGTCGCGGACACCAATGCGATCTTCTTCGCCTCGGGCTCGATCGGATGCTGGACCTCGATGGTGCATGACCCGGGAGGCCACGGCTTCACGGACCTCCCCGGCCCCGTCACCCTCAGTGCCGCCGGCACACTCCCTGCAGGATGGTCGGCCGGCACCGAGTACGCACTCCGGGTGGTGGACTCCGACACCGACTTCTTCTCGATCGCAGACCTCACGACCAACATCGAGATCCCGCCGCAAGCCGACCCCAACCTCGTCGCGCCGGTCACGATCGACGGCGGGCTCCCCTCCACGACGTGCAAGGTCCACGTCAAGGAACCGATGCCGGCTGCGGCGACTGGGCTTCAGGATGCCTGGAAGCTGGGGGCCTTCGGCTCGTCCACGCTGCTCGGCTTCCCCGTCGCGGTGGGGCTCCACGAGCAGCGGCTGGTCCTGGCCGGGGCGATCGGAACCCCCCAGACGGTCTACGGATCCTTCTCGGGCCAGCAGCAGAACTTCGCCCCGGACGAGATCGAGATCGGTGGCACCACGACGAGCTCGCGCGTCCTCACCGAGTCGAGCGGCTACTCGTTCCGCCTCGTCTCCGAAGACCTCAACTCCATCGGCTGGCTGCGCCCGGCCCGCGCGCTCTTCGCGGCCGGCCTCGGCGGGGTGTTCCACCTCACCGGAGCCACCGTGACCGACACCCTGACGCCCGCCAGCGTGAACGCCCGGCGCGGCACGACGAAGGGAGCCGCGAACGTCTCGCCCATGATGCTCGGTAGCGCGGTGATCTTCGTCGACGAGGCGCAGCGCCGCCTCCAGCACGGGGAGTTCCGACCCGACATCGAGGCCATCCAAGTGGACGACCTGATGCAGCTCGCCGACCACCTCTCCTACGGGTTCACGATCAACCAGATCGCCCGGACCGAGACGCCGCTCCCGCTCCTGTGGGCCGCACGCTCGGACGGAACCCTCCTGGCCTGCACGCTCGAGCAGCGGCAGAACGTGCTCGCATGGGCGCGGCACCTGATCGGCGGAACCGACGCAGTGGTGGAGTCGGTCGCCACGCTCCCCGATGCGCAGGGCGGGATCCTCTGGATGGTGGTCCGACGCACCATCAACGGAGTGACGCGCCGCTACATCGAGCACTTCGCAGATCGCATCGACGAGATCGCCGACCACGAGCTCTTCCAGAACGGCGACTCGGGCCTGCCCCCCTACGACGGCGCGACGATCCCCGCCGGCACCCCCATCACCGGACTCAGCCACCTCGTGGGCGAGACGGTCGAGATCATCGCCGACGGCGGAGCGCACCCCAACGAGGTCGTGAGCGCAGCCGGCACCGTGACGCTGGACCGGGACGCCGCGAAGGTCGTGGTGGGGCTGCCTTTCCAGGCCCGTGCAAGACTCCTTCCCCCGGAGATCGAGCAGCCCGGCCAGCATCTTGCCATGCGGACCATCCGCTCCATCACAGCCGCGATCCGGCTCAACCGATCGCTTGGGCTCAAGATGGGGCCGGCCCTCGAACGCCTCACGGAGCTGGAGTTCCGCACCCAGCTCGGCCCCATGAACGCGCCGCCCCCGCTCTTCACCGGCATCACCGAGATCGCGGTCCCTGGCGGCTACGAGCGAGACGGGGGACTCTGGCTCGTGAGCGAGCAGGGCTTCCCGCTCCAGATCCTCTCGGTCCTCCAGCGCATCGAGGTAGTGCAGCGATGATCCACCGGCGCGCAACGCTTGAAGACGTCGTCAGCTTCGACAACGGAGCGATGCAGGACGCCGGCTGGCGCGACATGATCCTCAACGATCCGCACGCCGAGGAGTACCTGGCCCGCTACGCCCGCACGCTGATCTGCGCGGATAGCCGGGTCTGCGCGCTCGGGGGCGTGATGCCGCTCCGCCCCGGCGTGGGGGAGTTCTGGGTTGCATTCAGCAGCGCGGCCACCATCCACCCCGTCGTCACCCTGCGCCTCCTGCGCGAGCTCGTCCTCGAGGCCGAGACGTGCGGCGAGTTCCACCGTCTCCAGGTGGTGATCGACGTGGAGGAGGACCGCTTGCAGAACTTCCTCGGGCCGCGAGGCTATCTCTTCGAGGGCAGGCACCTCGGCTACTACGCTCCGGGCAAGGACTACGCGATGTACGCAAAGGCGATCCAATGAACCAGTGGATCCGACTCGGCATCGACCTCGTGGCGATCTTCATCGTCACGCTCAGCTCGCTCGCCTACTTCGACAACCGCTTCGACACGATCGAGGAGGCGCTCAAGGACCGCTGGAAGGGCTCCCACATGATGGCGTGGGTGGCCGGCGCGGAGCGCGCCCACGAGGAGGCGGAGAACCCCAAAGAGGTGACGCTCCCTGACCCCTACAAGGTCCGCTCGCAGGTCGAGGAGAGGAGCCAATGACCACCGCAGTCATCGGCGGGCAGCTCCTCAACTCATTCGCAGGAGCAGGGCTGGGGATCGCCCAGGGCATCATCGGTCGCAACCAGTCCGAGGACTTCGCCGAGCAGATCGAGGCAGCCGCACTGCTCGATGCCGCCGAAGCCAGCCGTGCGTTCACGAAGCGGCAAGGCGCGGTCCAGCAAGCGTTCGCGGGCGGTGGTGTCGACGTCACCCGTGGCACGCCGCTCAACTTCCGCCGCGAGAATGCCCAGCGTACCCATGAAGCGATCGCGCGGATCAAGTGGAACGGGGCAATGCGGGCCTACCGGGCTGAGCGCGAGGGCGATGCCACCTTCGCGGCCGGGATCAGCGCCGCCACGACCTCGGCAGCCAGAGGCTTCCGCACCCTGCTCGACATGCCCTTCGGCTCCAGCCTGCCGAGCAGCGCTCCTCAGCTTGGCTTCGGAGCCGAGATCAGCAACACCCCAGTTGCCCTCACACCGCGCGCCGGACCCTCATCGGATCCGTTCGCACTGGACTTCTGATGCCGAAGATCCCCGCCGACATCGGCCTGCCGCCCCTCCAACCTGGCACTGACCCCACAGTCAGCCCGTCCCGCTCCATCATCCGGTCGACCGCCAACACGCTCTCGACCACCGACGAGCTGATCCAGAACGAGAAGGACGAGGCGGACCGGCTGGGCTTCCTCAACTCCATGAGCGCGCTCGAGCGCGAAGTCGGCGAGTTCATGGACGGCCGGCAGAACGACCTCAAGGCGCGCGGCAACGCGGCCGCCTTCGAGGAGACGTTCAAGAAGCACCCCGACGCGGTAGTGCGTGGCATCCCGTTCTCCCGGCGCGCGCAGCAGCAGGGCAACCTCAAGGCACGCGCCACCCTGAACCTCGCCCGCTCCAAGATGAACCGACTCGACTTCGAGCGGAACCGCCTCGATGCCATAACGACGGCCACGACGTGGATCGACTCCTCGTCCCAGCTTGCCGCCCGCTCCGGGCTGGAGCTTGAGGAGTACGAGGCCCAGGTCGACGACGAGCTCCTCAAGGGCTCCGACACCCGCACCTACGACAAGAACGACGAGATGGTGCTGAAGCGGCTCGCGCTGGGGAAGTACGAGCACTCCGTCCTCACCCTCATGGATCAGCAGGGCCTGTACGGGCCGATGGAGCAGCGCCTCAAGACCACCTTCACCCACATGGATCCGCAGGTGGCCGCCAACTGGCGCGCGAAGGCGCTCGCTGGCAAGCAGCGTGTGGCCGAAGCCGACGGCACGCAGCAGATCGTCACGCAAGCCGAGGCGACCTCTGGCAATGCGTTCGGCGACCCCATCCTGCGCCCTGAAACACGCCGCCGGCTCGCCACCAACGCCTTCACGGCCCGCAGCGCGATCGCCATGAAGTCCCTCGTCAACGGCCTGCGCCACCTCGAGAGCGGCCAGAGGCTGGAGAAGCAGGAGGTGCTCGACCGCGCCGAGCTGGACCCCGACGTCACCGCCGAGGGGTTGGAGATCCTCTACGGGATCGCCAACGCAGAGGGTGAAGCCGAACGGATCCGCCGCATCCGTGCCGCAGATACAGGGGCCGACGCTGCGCTCTACGAAGACAAAGAGCTTCAGGATGAGCTGATGTCCATCTCGGTCCTCAACCTCGCCAAGTACAACAAGGCGCTCGCAGAAGGGCGACCCGATGCCGCCCGCGAGCTGGGCCACGTCAGCGAGCCCTGGGTCGACATCGCAGTGCGGACCCACACGCTCCGCCCCGAGCAGGGCGCGCGCCTCCTGAACCTCCTCACTCCGCCCAAGAGGCGGGAGCCCACAGCCTCCGAGCTGGCCCTCCAGCGCCGTGTGGGACTCATCCGAGCCGGCCAGGAGTTGAACCCCACCAACCCGCTCGACAAGAAAGCCGGCGAGCTGTTCTACCGCGAGCGCATGATCGAGTTCCTCCACGGCGACGTGGCGCTGTTCAACTCGGGCCAGGAGGATCCGAAGCTCAAGTTCGAGGTGGGCCGCTTCATCTTCAACGAGCACGGCTACATGCCCGACGACGTGGTTGCAGCCATCGTGGGCCTGTCGAAGAGCAAGGACGCGCAGGACCAGATCGAAGCCGGCGAGATGTTCTCCTACTTCCGCAACGCCAACCGATCCGGCTACTCGGATGGACCGTTCCTCGCCAAAGGCGCAACGGTCAAAGAGCTGTCCCTCCTCAAGTCGCAGGCGGCAGCCGCCCTCAACCGGCCCGCAGACCAGCGCCGTGCAGCAGATCTGGCGCTCGCGCAGTCCAACCAGTTCACGCTGGAACAGCCCGAGCTGGGTCAGCGGATCGCCACGAACGTGAAGCTGGGCCTCAGCCAGCCCACCATCCTCGCCAGTGGCGAGAAGGCCATCATGGTGGGGGAGCAGCGCTTCCCCGTCCCCGACGACGTAGAGCCGCAGGGCTTCATCAAGCTCTTCCACAACCGCATCGGCAAGCGCATGGATGCCTCCAGCGAGGCCGACGACCCGAAGGCCCTCACCCTGCTGGAGTGGATCGACGACAACCTGATCCGCACCGGCGACATCGACGTCCTCGTGGACCGAGGCCACGACGACCTCGACGCCTTCGTCGTGGATCTGCGCGAGCACATGCGGAACGGGATCCGGGTCCACGGCGACGAGACGACGGCAGCCGACAACGCCATCCACGACCTCCTGCTCTCGGGTAAGTACCAGCTCGAGACAGTCTTCTCGGCCCCCGGCAAGCCGCGCTTCACGAAGTTCGCCACCCGGGGCACCTACAGCGACTTCCAGCTCAAGTATCAGGAGTCCATCCCGCTGCGGAAGTGGGCCTGGGAGGACATGAACTCCGTCATCATGCCCGGCTACGCCCGACTCTTCACCGAGCCCCACTTCCTGGCCCAGATCACCTCCAAGGGGATCGAGCTGGAGGCGCGCGAGCCCGGCTACGACAAGCAGGTCGCAGACTTCATCTCCAAAGACCCGGATGGTGGCTTCGTCGCAGACCTCCAGGCGTGGGTCTACGCCGGCATGGACCTGGGCGACCCAGACGTGCGCGAGAACCTCGCCGCCATGACGATGATGAGTATCGACATGGCCGACTGGACGACAGGAGAGGGCCCGCAGCAGGCGTGGCACTTCATCGCCGGCCAGACGATCCAGATGCTGGAGCGCAACGATATGTTGGTGAGCGCAGAGCTGCGCTCATACTGGCAAGACGGCCAGGGGAAGGACATCACGCAATTCCACGGTGCCCGGGACGCGCTCCGCACCGCGCGTGCCAACCTCGAAGCCCGAGGGCGCTGGCCCGTGCAGTGGAAGCCCGTCCCCACACAGCAGCCCGGCCAGCCCTACGTCTACCACCCCGTCTTCCAGAGCCAGTCGATGCCCGGCAACGCGCCGATCGAGTGGCTGGAGGAGATGCGGTTCGACCAGACCGACCAGCGCTGGAAGGGGACCGGCCAGCCTCTCGGCTTCGAGCTGGATCCGATGGGCTCCACCTCGGTGCGACGTGCGATAGCGATGGACCAACGGTTCTTCCTCTCCGAGCAGGCGGAAGCCAAGGGGTTCTACGACGGCCGCCACACCCGCATGGCGGACCGCTTCGCCAAGTTCCCCGGCCTCTCCACAGAGGCCCGGGAGGATCCGGCGCTGCGGAAGTTCCTCGCCCGCGACCTGGCGAACAAGACGCGGAACGTGGAGGCCCGGGACCACGGCGACCCGGGGGACGACGACGACCTGACACTCCTCGAACGCGGCTATCTGCGCCAGATCGACGCCCACCTCGTCACCACGACCGAGATCCCGCAGGACCAGACGCAGGAGACGATCGACCGGATGTCGGGCTACTACAACGCGATGGGTCGCTGGGTCCGAGACACAGCAGACCGGATCACGGGCGGCGATCTCCCGCGCGAGCTCCAGTAATGCCGATCGTACGCTCCGCCACGCGGCCCTTCGACGTGGACCCCGCCGGCCACGCCCAGACCCCGATGCCCGCCTACCAGCCGGGCGCAGGAGCGCGGGCGCTGCGGGGCGCGCTCCGCCGCGAGATGGTGGGCGGCAACCTGCCCGACCTCCTGCGCGTCCGGGTCGCCCAGCTCGACGCAGAGCTGATGGGAGAGGCGGGCTTCGACCCCTACGAGAGCGGCTTCTTCGAGCAGAACCCGCACATGATCGACCACCAGCAGGCCCTGTTCGACGTGCAGAGCGAGCGCCACGCGGACGCCATCTCGGCCAAGGTGCGACGCGAGCTGGAGGACGAGAAGGCGATCCGCGACGGCGGGGTGCCCGGGATGCTGTTCGCCTTCGGGGCCGGGGTGCTGTCCCCGGAGAACGCCATCCCGATCGGCGTCGTGCTGGCGCGCGCGCGCGGCTTCGCCTCCACGGTGCGCCGGGCTGGCCTCGCAGGCGGCCTGGGTGCCACGGCGGGCGAGCTGCCCCTCCAGGCCACGCAGGAAACCCGCACCGCGCTGGAGTCTGGTGCCAACGTCGCAGGCTCCGTGATCCTGGGCGGCTTCCTGGGCGGAGCGGTGGGGGCGCTCAACAAGACCGGCCGCGCCCTCATCAGCCGCCAGCTCGATCTGGCCGGCAAGGAGATGAAGTCCGACCTCGCCAACTTCACGGAGTCGGGGAAGGCGTACGTCACGGAGTTGGACGTCAGGGGCCGCGCACGAGCCGCTGAGCGGCGTCTGAGGGGCCTCGTCACTGAGGAGCGTGTGACGGCAGCCTCCGCCCGGGTACGCGAAGCACGCGCCCATGCAGAGAGCCTCGCTCAAACGGCACGAGCGCGCGTTACAGACGGGATCGCGCAGGCCAAGAAGGCCGCCGTCGAGGGGCGCGAAGCAGCGCGCGCGGCAGCGGAGGAAAGGACGCAGATCGAGCCCGAAACTGCGACTACTCGTACGCGGGCGGAACCGCCGGAACCTGCTACGCGCGATCTGATCGCCCAGGAGGCCGACGAGGCTTCGATCGAGGGCATCGCCCCGGAAAGGCCCACCTCTGCCGAGCTGGCAGAGCGCCCCGCTTCCGAGATCATCGAGCAACTCGAGACAGAAGCCCCGATCGCGCCCCGGCAGCGCATCCTCAACGAGATCCTCAAGGGCAACGCCGAGGTGATGGAGGCCGCCGGCCTCACCGCCAAGCAGATCCAGGGCATCCAGGCCCGGCTCGCGCAGGGACCGATCGACTCCGTTGACGACCTGCTCGACGTGAAGGGGATCGGCCCCAAGACGCTGGAGAAGCTCGACACCTTCGCAGCGCGGCCCCTCAAGGACGTGCCGGACGAGGTGCTGCTGGGAGACCCCGAGGGTCTGACCCCCCTCACCGAGCAGCTCCCCCTCGACGGCGACGCATTCCAGCTCGAGGTGGGCCTGCGCCAGACGGAAGCAGCCGAGCGCGTCACCCAAGCGATCGACGAGTCCATCGAAGCGCAGTCGGCCCACATCGAGCAGCTCGACACCGAGGCCAAGAAGACCGAGACGAAGCTCAAGCGCGCCCGCAAGAAGAAGGAGAAGGCCGAGGAGGTGGCGGCCCAGGAGCGCGGCAAGGGAGAGGCAGAGGCCGAGCCCGCCGAGGAAGCCCTGTTCAACGCCGAAGACGAGGTGCTCTCCTACGAGCAGGAGATGGAGGTGATCCGCCGGGAGCGCAACCGCTTCAAGCTCACCCGTGGCCTCGGCATGTCGATGCGGCGCAAGATCGTGATGGAGCCCGGCCCCACCTCGCCCGCCTCCACCGGCCCGCCCCTGCTCCCTGATCTCCGCGCGGCCCAGCGCGCCCCCACGAAGGTCAGCGCCGTAGAGCGCCCGGTGGGTGCCCGCGCGCCGATGGAGCGCCCGCGTGCGCCCGGCGACCCGCTCCCCGTCACCGTCTCGCGCCCCCTCGTAGGCGACGCGGACGAGATGAAGCGCCTCAAGCGGCTGGGCATCACGGAGTTCCAGTCCGAGTTCCCCGCGATCCGCACCCTGCGCCAGGAGCAGGCCCATCAAGTGCAGCGTGCCGCGACCGAGCAAGCGGCCCGCGAGGCCACGTCCCGCCAGATGGAACCCACCAGCGGCCAGGACAGGCTGGGCACCCTGGACGAGCAGCGCGCCGACCTCGTCTTCAGGGGGGAGGATCCGGCCCGCACGATCGGGAGGCAGCGCTTCGAGGAAGCGATGCAGCGCGACATGGAGCTGATGGACTACATCGAGGACGCGATCGAGACGACCTCCGATCCCGACCAGCTCCGCGAGCTCTTCGAGGCCCGCGAGAGCGCTCTCTCTCGCTTCACCCAGAACGAGTCCATCTACGCCGAGCGGTTCGCAGACGTCCGCCGCACCGTCGAGGTGGCAAAGCGGGAGTCTCGGACGGCCATCAAGAAGCGGATCGACGCCCGACGCGACTACCTCCTACAGGAGCTGAAGAACGAGAAGGCCCGCTACCACAAGCCGGCCGGGGCACCCGAAACGAACCCCCTGATCGCCAAGCTCGAGCGCGAGCTGATGGTGTTGGAGGCCCACGACCGCCCCGCGCAGGGAGCCGTGGTGATCCGGGGTCTCGGAGTCGCGGTGGGGGAGCTGGACGACATCCACCTCACCGAAGCCAAGCGGGTGCTGTTCGAGGATCGCGCGCTCGACAAGCTCTCCGACCTCTACCAGCGCCGCATCGGAGGCGACCCCACGGCCCGCGCCGAGCTGCCCGCCGACAACGCCATGTACCACCGTGAGCTGGAGATCATGGAGCGACTCGCGGAGGTGAACGACGAGATGAACGTCGCCACCGGCCAGCGCTACCACGACCTCAACGCCGAGCGCGACGGACTCCTCCGGGCCCAGCAGGATCCCGACCTCGGGCTCTCCGAATACGAGGTGGTGGCGTACACGGACATGATGGAGCAGGCCACGGAGCGGTTCGGCGACGTGGAGCAGGGCCGGCTACGCAACCGCAAGGGCTCGCTGATCGACCGCGACGAGCTGACGATCGAGGAGCTCCAGAACATCAGCGCCGGCCTCGAGGACGTCGATGCCGAGGACATCGCCGAGCTGCTCGACGACCTCGACGGCCCCGTCGCAGGCGGCATGGCGGTGGAGGACGTGATCCCAACGGGCGTGTCGGTGATGCGCGACAAGATCACCCGCATCCTGGGCCTCCCCGACCGCCTCGTGCGGAAGCTGCTCCGCTTCAACCCCATCCTCCGCATGTCGCTCTCCGATCTGGACTCCAACCGCATGATGATCCAGCTCTTGACCGATACCGGACTCGACTGGCAGCGGTTCGGGAAGGGCTACTCGTCCTTCGAGAGCGTGTTCGACCGGGTCCAGCGGCGGTGGGGCTCCAAGGAGTTCGAGATCCTCAAGAGCATCCCAGACTTCTACTTCGAGGACTTGGCCGCGCTCCGTGGCATAGACCCGGAGACCCTCAAAGGCTTCATCACCCGCAAGTCGATCCTCGCCGGAGAGGCTGCGGGACAGAAGCTGGGCATCACCAAGGCATCCGTGACCGAATGGTACCGGGGCGTCACCCGCGCGGTGCGGAACAACGGGATCGACGTCAACTCCAAGCGCAGGGTCGGGATCGAGAAGGCCGCCAAGGCGGTGAAGGAGCTGTTCGACGAGAGCCTGACCGAGATGGTGAACCTCAAGATGCTGCCCGTCGACCTGCGCGAGCAGTACACGGGCGGCTACATGACGCGCGTCTGGAACATCAACAAGCTGATGGAAAACCAAGAGGAGTGGATGAACATCGTTGCCGGCAAGCTCCAGATCGACGAAGGCATCACGCTCGACGAGGCTGACGGGATCGCGGCTCGCATGTTTGACTCCATCACGGCCGGCCCCACCGGACGCCTCGACGACGTCAACTTCATGGAGCGCACCACGCGCGTGACGAAGAAGCGGCGCGTGCCTGGCACCGACAAGGAGTGGAGCGACGAGGGTTGGCTCACCGACGACATCGACGTGATCCTCCGATACTGGTTCCGCACCGTCCCGCCCGACCTCGAGCTGGCCCGCCTCGACACCATGCTGACGCCGGCGAACGTCCAGATGCGGGAGGGCTGGGCTCCTGACCCCTCCCTGCGCCGCACGCTACGCCGCGCCCGCCTCCATGCCGAAGAGCAGATCCGTACCGAGACGACGCCCGACAGCCCCGAGCGCGCCGCCATGCAACGCCAGCTTGCGCGGGCCTACGGGACACGCACCAAGCCCGGCGATCTGCCCGCGATGGTGCAGATCCTGCGCCGCACCTACGGGATCCCGAAGAACCCCAACTCCCCGCTAGTACGTGGCTCTATCGCCATGCGGAACTTCAACTACCTCGTGGACGGTGGGACATTCTGGCTCAGCTCACTGCCCGATGTGGGGCGTCCTGTCATGGTGCATGGGGTGAAGCGGGTCTACGGGACCGGCATCAAGGCACTGCTGAAGGACTGGAGCACCGTCAAGCTGAACGCACGCGAGGCCCAGATCGCCGGCACCGCTGCCGACATGGTGACGAACCGGCGCGTGCAGGAGCTCTACGACCTGGGCCTGGGGTACGGGCGGGGCTCGAGGGGGGAACGGATCCTCAAGCGGTTCGCCGACGAGTATTCGATCCTCAACGGCCTCTCGATCCACAACACCTACATCAAGCAGTGGGAGGCCACGATCGCGGGGCAGCACATCCTCGACGACATCGAGCTGTTCACCTCCGCGCGCTTCGCCGATGGCTCGCCGGGCACCTCCGAGGCCATGAGGGGTGCGGAACGCCGGCTCGCCAAGCTGGGGATCGACCTCCATGTGGCGCAGCGGATCTGGGGTGAAGTCAAAGACAACCCCGTCCCCAACGGCATCCTCCGTGAGATCCGCTCCGAAGACTGGACCGACACCTACGCACAGGGGCTGTTCCGCACTGCGCTGCGCCGCACCATCGACAGCACGATCAACACCCCGCACCCGGGCGTGCGGCCGCTCATCTACTCGCGCGAAATGGGCAAGTTCATCATGCAGTACAAGAGCTTCGGCTTCGCCTCTGCGATGCAGACCGCGATCCCCGGGATGCAACAGCCGAGCTGGGCGTGGCTCCACGGGGCCGCGATCGCCACCGGGTTTGGGATGATCTCCGTCTACCTCAAGAGCCAGGCCGGTGGCTGGGACGTGCCCGGCCCGGACGACATCAGTTGGTGGATCCGCAACGGCATCGACGCGAGTGGAGTGGCGGGCATCTTCGGCGACGTCCACAACACGCTGGGCTATGCGACACGCGGCGAGTCCACGATCGGCGCGGCCCTTACCGGCCAGATCGACCCCGCCTACCGCTACACGTCGAGAGGCCCGCTGGGCTCCCTCCTCGGCCCCAGCGTCTCCACCCTCACCGACATCGGACGTGTCGGCGCAGGGCTGGCCTCCGTGGCTCGAGGTGAGCAGCCGCCCACGCGCGCCTACAACGCCGCCAAGCGCATGGTGCCCACCAACAACCACATCCTGGTGAACGCTGGCGTCTGGCAGCCGGCCTTCAAAGAGGCGGAGCGCTATGTGCGCCGCGAGTTCGTGGATCAGCTCAGCACCACGCGCGGTGTGCCCAGGCCCCGCTAGTCACCTACGCTTGGAGACGCCATGACGATCTCGGTCACGACAGTCAAGGAAGAGTCCGTAGGCCCCGGCACGGCTGCACCGTTCAGCCCCCTCATCGAAGGGTGGGCGGCTTCAGAGTTCGTCGTCTACGAGCGGACTGACGCGACGGGCGTGTCCGTCCTGCTGACCGATGGTGTCGAGTACACGAGCGCGATGGCGAGCCCGCTGCCTGCCCGCATCACCATCACCCCCGCTGCCTCTCGCGCCGGGACCGTGACGTGGGTGGTGTACCGGGTCACGCCCGCCACCCAGGCGCTCGACTACGTCGCACAGGGCACCTTCCCCGCCGAGAGCCACGAGCAGGGCCTCGACCGCGCGGCCGCCCGCAGCCAGGAGCACGACTTCTACCGGGACCGCTCGATGCGGCTCGACGAGAAGGACAACGACCGGGACATGGTGCTCCCGCTCGAGGCCGCTCGCGCCACCTTCTACGCCGCCTACGATGCGAACGGGCAGCCGACCGCGATCGACCCTTCAACCCTCACCCCCACTCCCGTGAGCCTCGGGGCTCCCGCCCAGACCCTCCTCCCCTACGCGACCGAGGCCCTGTGGCGCACCTTCCTCGACCTCATCGAGGACAAGGGCGACCTCGAGGTGGTGCAAGCTGGCACCGAGGCAGCACGCGCAGCCATCGGAGCGGCCGCATTCGGCAAGGGGGTGTGGGTCACGACCGACACCAACCAACTCTGGTACTGCGACGGCGTGACGTGGCAGCAGCTCGTCATCGAGCAGCTTGCCCGGTCCGCCATTGCAACCTCGATCGCAGGCCGGATCATCCTCGACACCGACCGTCTCGAGCTCGTGTACGACAACGGCGTCACAACGCCACCGATCCGCACCCTGCCCCCCAACCACCTCGATGGGCTGTCCATGTCGTGGGTCGATGCCACCAACTTCCAGCTCGAGAGCGGGAGCTGCCGATCCAACGCAGATGTGGGGCAAGGCTCGCTCGGTGCTTCCATGAGCAAGCTCCGCAACACCGCTGGTGTCTGGACCGCTGGCGCGGCTGGCAACATGCTCGACATCACGGCCGGTGCCACGCTCGGAACCGATACGTGGTACTGGGTCTTCGCCCTCCTCAAGCCCGATGGCACGCTGGACTGGGGGATCGACGACAGCGCAACCGCCGCCAACCTCCTCGCTGGTGGTAGTGGCGCGACAGTGGCCGGCTTCACCACCTACCGCCGCGTCGGTATGGTGAAGACCAACGCAACAGGGCTCGGGGAATTCGACCAGTGGAACCAGGTAGGCGATCAGTTCACATGGCAAACGCCTCTCGTCTACGACACGGGCGCGAGCGTGAGCTGGGCGGTGGGATCCAACATCGACCTAACCACCATCGCCCCCCCGTCCATGCTGTGCGACCTCGGCTGCCACGGTGGCATCACGTCCGGGCTTGGCATATTCGCCGAGACAGTGACGATCGCTGCTCCCAGCAAGACCGTCGTCCCAGGCTACAACGTGGAGCCCGGCGCCGAGATCGCTCGGCTTCTGCTGCGAACCAACGTATCCAACCAAATTCGCTACCGGCACAGTGATGCCACTGTCCAACGACCGTATGTCCATTGCTACGGGTGGTTCGACCCCCGAGGCAAGGATGCCTAGGAGGATCCCATGCCCCGTCTCATCATCCTGCTTGCTCTGCTCTCCGTCTTCTTCGCGCTTCCAGGCAGCGCCGTCGATGGTGGTGCGTGCGACTCCGACATCGCACCGCCCGCCGGCTCGATCTGCGTCCAGCTCTGCGATGGCAAGGCTGCGGGTGCTGGCACGTGCGCTGCCTACGGGATCGGACGCGAAGAAGCCACGCTCGTGCTCGAGATGGAGGACATGACGAACGCCTGCACCGATGCCGGCGGTCCGAAGTTCCACTTCCGCACCTCACCTCGAAGCGACGGGGACGGATCCACGGCAGGCAAGGAGTGGTACGACCTGGCCGGCTCGACCGTCACGTTGGATGCCACCACCAACCGGATCGTCATCGACATGCAGTCCGCGCAGATCGACGCCTGGCTCCACACCGAGATGGACGCAGCGTTCGACACCAACTGCGCCGAGGTGGACGTGAGGCTCTACCGCCTCCAGAAGAGGTAGCGATGCGGCTCATCCTCCTGCTCATCATCGCCGCCCTCTGCATGGGAACGGGGTTCGTGGGGAGCAAGGGCAGCCACACTGGTGGCAAGCCCGCGAACCTCTACGCCGTGACCTACAACCCCTATGCGGGTGTCGACCTCACGACTGCGAACCGGCAGAAGACCTCCATCCACAGCCACCCCGAAGACACGGCCGCCGACTACGACGCTGCGGGGTACGAGGCAATGACGTGGTCCCACTACAGCGGCGGCTACTCGACAGGCGGTGGGCCTTGCGTGTGCAAGGGATGGTGCAACGGAAGGGCCTGGCCGGCCGAAGACAACGCCATCTCGAACGCGCCCGCCATCAGCGGCATGACGAACCTGCTGTTCTACATCCTGGGCAGCGAGGAAACAGGACTCAATGCGGTCGGAGGTGGCAACTCCCACACCTACTCCCTCTTCATGGAGGAGTACATCATGGGCCCGGGCTGCCCGACCTGTAACTCAGGCGGTCCACTCGGCATCGTCGCCACATGCAACCCCACCATCGACCCTGCCAACGTGTACGTCGGCAACACCTCGAACGGCATGACGCTCGACCTGCTCGACACCGTCAAAGAGGTGGACCCTTCCGCCTTCTTGATGATCGCCCACCCCACCAGCGTGATCGGGGCCTACACGAACCTCACCCAAGTCGGTGGCATCGCGATCTACAACAACCTCTACGGGTTGCAGGACGAGTTCAACGCCGACACCGTCTTTCAGGACGCCTTCCGCGTAGCGTGGGACGCTGTGCTCTCGACCTTCTCGCCCAAGATCTGGGGCATCTCGAGCAACGACCACAAGGGGCCAAGCCTCCCACTCGTAGGATCTACACCGCCCTACCCCGTCATCACCACCGCCAACCGAGACGCCGGCTACATCGTGGTGCTCTCGCCGGGCACCACCTACGCGGAGTGGGAGACATCCTTCAGAGCCGGAGCCTTCTTCTCCATGAAGGATGCTCAGTTCCCCAAGGAGGGCGGGCCAAACGTCGAGACCATCACGGTCACCGACACCACGATCAGCCTCACCACCACGGACGACGACGAGACGCTGACGTGGCGAGCCAACAACGGTGAGATCCTCGACACAGACGTGGGTCCGGCCGGCTTCTCGTTCGACCTCTCCGCCCTGGCCCACCGCCCGGACTACACCTACGTGCGCGCCACGCTGGTCGACGCGCAGGGGCGCAAGACCTGGGTGCAGCCCTTCTCGGTCCAGACCGTGGCCCCGGGCACGAGGCACATCCGATGAAACGACTGGCCCTCATCGCCCTCGTCCTGCTGCTGGTGGGCGGAACCCGCTTCATCCCGCAGCAGCCACGCCACAGCGAGGAGCTCTACACCTACCGCAACGCTCCCGTCTACGATGGCTTCTGCGCGCTCCAGTCCAGCGCCCAACACATCGCAGTCTGGCGTGCGTGCAGCGACAACCGGGACACCCGCTACCGCTGGCCTCGCTCCGCCACCATCACCCACATCGGGTTCCGCATCCGTACTGCGTTCCCCGCTGGTGGCGGTTGCATCTTCAACCTCGACGTGAACGATGCGCTCCAGTACACCACGGCTGCGCTCACCAGCGCTTCGGGAACCTGGGTGGAGTTCGTTCTCCCCACCCCGGTCACGATCGCGAAGGGTGACATCACCACCGTCGAAGCCCTCAACGGGGGCGGCGAGACCTGCACCGACAACGTGGCGTGGGTGGCTCCCGCCTTCTACGGGACGTTCCAATGAAGCACGTCAGCATCCTCCTGGTCTTGCTCCTCTGCCTGCTTGGGGTCACCCGTTCGATCCCCGCCACCGACCCCGGCCCCACCGTGGTAGTCCCTTGGGCCACCACGACCGTGGATCTCGACGGCGAGTGCGTTGGTGCTCCCTACATCACCGAGTTCGGCAGCATCTCCGATGCCTGCTCGGGTGCATCGGCACAACAGTTCCACCAGCACACCCTCGCGCGCAGCATCGTGGTCACTGAAGGCACCGCGCACGTGGGCTACACGGGCAGCGCCGGCTACGACTGCTCGGTCGTGCTCCAGACAGGCGTGACGCCCTCGGCCCATGCCGACTGGATCCCGATCTACGTCGACGGACTCGATGGCACACTGCACTCACAGCCCCAGCCCAACATCTTCCTACCTGCGGGCACCACGCTCACCATGCGGGTGGACAGCGGAGGGGCCGGATGCGCAGGTGCCACCGACCCGACTCTTCGGGTGTCGCTGCTCGGCTACGAGGTGGACGACCAGTGGGAAGCGACGCGCCGCCTGCCTCCCTCGACGCAGCTTCGCAGCTACCAGTGGGCCAGGACGACGCAGAACAACAACAACGCCGACTGCCACCTCCACCGCGAGCACACCGGGAACTACTGGCATCAGGTCTGCAACGGGGCGAACGGCACGAAGGTGTGGTTCCGAGACACGTTCACCATCACGGGCCTGATCGCTGCCGTCTCGTACCCCAGCACCTCGCCGTGGCAGTGCGACTACGGGCTGCGGGTCAACAACGTGGCGGTCGGCACCATCCTCAACCTCCCCACCGACCCGGCAGCAGGAACGATCCACTACCAGGCGCAGCCCAACATCGTCGTCACGCCCTCCGACTATCTCGAGGTGCGAGACGAAGCGATCGGGACCGGATGCCGCAACGGAGCAGGCCCTCATCCCGACAACCAGCTCACAGTGCTGGGCTACTGATGGTGAAGCACCCGCATCTCGAGCTGTTCCACATCTTCGTCGAGTTGGTCTACGAGCTCGGCGCAGACTACGACGGGTCGGTCACGAGCTGGGGTCGGACCACCACCCGCAACACCAAGGTGAAGGGACACGTCTCGTCCTACCACCTGTGGCGGCGAGGCGCACTCGCTGTCGATCTGGTATTCGACAACCCGCAGGTCGCCCTCAAGGCGGCGGAGGTCGCGCGAGAGTGGGGCCTCGAGATCGAACTGGCGGACGACCACCTCCACGTGGAGCTGGATCCTCGCCACTGGAAGGGAGACAAAGCGATGAGTCAGAAGACAGTGCTTGGCCAGTCGGTCGGAGCCACACCCGAAGGACGAGACGCCACGGCAGCAGTGCCGGGCGCGACACGGGATGCCGTCATTGCCGCCTTGGGTGGTTGGGTAGCGGCTGCGGTGATGGTGAAGACGGGGAGTCCCGAGCTGGCACACGCTGCCGATGCTGCCTTGCAGGGATGGGTGCCCCAGATCCTCGGCATCGTGTTCGGTGGCTTGACGTTGTTCCGCAAGAGCGTCGTCAACCAGATCAAGTAGGTAGTCACAACCAAGGGAGGGCACCATGCCCACAGCAGCAGAGTCAGAGCAGTCGACGACGGGCGCGCACACCATCAGCGATATCGCACAGGACGAGGCGTACATCCACAACCTCAAGCGGCTGGTGGAAGAGTTCATGGCGCTCGGCTTGGAGAGCGCACGCAACTCGCAGTCCCTCGCCAACCGGGTGGCGAACAACGCCGTCTCGCATGACGAAGAGCTACGCAAGCTCTCCGTTCAGTCGCTCACCAACTCGGTGAGCACCACGAACATGACGGACAAGCAGGCGATCCGACACGCGGACCTCGCCATCGACCGTCAGTGGAACGTGGATGAGCAGGGTCAGATGGCGACGATCGGTGCCGCCGTTCTCTCCGACATGGCGAAGCGCACGTTCGGCACGACCGAGATGGCCGAGATCGTGCGTGGCGTCGTCGCTTCCGAGCTCGCCAACATGGCGAAGGCTGGCAAGTAGCGGTGAGTCGTGGGTGGGTGGGAGGGGTACTCTCACTCGTCCTGCTCGTCTCCTGTCAGTGCGCGACTGGCGTTGGACACTGGTGGGAGGCGAGCGACACCGTGCTCATGGTGGGGGCAGGCGACGGGCAGTGCTCGAAGTCCCCGGACATCGCAGTCCATTGCTGCCTGACCCACGACCTGGCCTACGCACGCTCACCCGATCGCAGCGAGCAGTCCCGCTTCATCGCTGATGCGGAACTGCTCGCTTGCTTCGCGTACTCGGGTGTGCCCGAGGCCGTGGCCTCCACCTACTACGCAGCGGTGAGGCAGTACGGCCAGGAGTCGTGGGAGCGGCACTCTACTTCAGCTTCAGGTTCCTCTTCTTCCGCAGACGGAAGCCCTTGACCACCTGACCCAGCTTCAACGCTGCCTTCGCATCGGCGATCTTCGGAGCGTATGTGGTCTTCAACCACTGCCCTTCGACCAGCTCATTGAGCGGGCGGCCTTCATCCAGACTCTTCTGGATCTCGGGCGTCAGCTCACACACCTCGCTCTTCGTCCACTTCAGCTCGGCGGTGGGATCGCTGTACGCCTCGCCAGGCTCGACACGCGCAGTGATGCACGCCTCGATCCAGGCAGCCCGGCGCTCGTGGATCTTCGCACGCTCAGTGAGCTCCTTGGCCGCTTCCTTGATCCCCTTGGCCTCGGCCTCCTCGCCCTTCTTGTACCGGATCAGCTCGAGGATGAGCGTCTCCTTCTCCATCTCCAGCTTGGACAGGTAGTCGGCAGCCTCGGGCTGGATCTCCCCATACTCATCCACCTCTTGCGCGAGGATCCTCTCGATCTCGTCACTCACATAAAACAGCTTCACGCTACCTCCTGTCTTCGCTTCAAGCATTCGATGCAGCCCCGCTCCTTGCAGGGCCACGTCCCCCCACACCAAGGGCAGCGCAGGCCCGCGCCCCCGCTTGGCTGGGGTGCGGTCATGCCTGCCCGCATCAGATCGACGCTAGGCCAGAGCCACTTCGTGTCCATCACGATGCTCTCGACCTTGCGCTCCTGTACGTCCACGCGCTCCTCGAGCTCGCCGTGTGCTGCGAACGCACGTCGGTCGGCGATACCCACCAGCCCCACCATGCTGCTCTTCTTGAAGAAGCTGGCGAACGCAACGAGATCCCACTCCTCGACTGTGGTCCACGGGATCTTCACCTTCTTCGGGTTGCGGCTCGTCTTCACCTCGCACCACACCCCAGTCCGAAGCTGGAGATCTGCGGGAAGGTGATGGTCTCCTCCCCTCCCAGGGTTTTGATACCAAGGCACGCCAAACCAGCGCGCCCAACTCACCTCCCCGCAGATCCCGATGGCGTTGAGCAAGACGAAGTCGTCCTTCACGACGGAGTCATTGATGCCCCTCGCCAGCTTCGTAGTCGTGCGGTGCTTGGCGTGTGCCCAGATCCACCGCTTGTCCTCGCTCGTCATGCGGATCCGGGCGTCCATCAGAACAGATCGTCGTCGGGATGCGGCTCCTCATGCGCTGCATCAGGCGGCCCGCTGGCTGCCATCGCTTCCTTCGTCTCGCGGATCCACTCGCGGATCGCGTTCTTCACGAAGTCGACCTGGTCCTCGTAGAGATCGTCGACCCGGTTGCACCCCGCCGCTGCCACGGCGTAGTTGAGCGGCGCGAATTTCCCCTTGTTGTCCATCGCCTCGACTGCACCCTCGCTGTGCCCCACCGCTTCGAGGGCCTGGAAGTTCCCCCGATACAGGGCCTTCTTGGTGTCGGCGTCGATGATGATGGCCGGCCCCTTCGCGGGCTCGGTGCCACCACCACCCTGGTCAGCAGCCGGGTCGCACGCATCCGGGTCGGGCACGTCAGGCTGCGGTCCCACGGGTGCAGCCGACACGCGCACCTTCGCCAGCACGGCATCGAGGATGTGCTTCTGCCCCTTCGCCATGACGTGGCTCTTGCCTCGCGCCACGATCTCGACCCACGGGCTGTCGAGGTGGTAGAGGTAGCGGCCCACCCCGAGCTGCACGGCAGCCCTCTTCAGCGAGTCGGACGCGCCACCCTTCGCACCCTCCATGTCGGTGGCACCTGCAATGTCGGTGCGCTTGATCCACGTCGGCGGTGTCACCTCCGTCATCACCAGCACCGAGATGGTGCAGCTCGTCCGACCGTCCGGGCACATCGTCATCTCCGACTGCCAGAACCCAGGCCCGAGCACGCTGTCGAGCCTGTCCATGACGCAACGCGCGTCGATGTAGGCCAGCATCATGCCCTTGTCCTTCGCCTTGGTGGTCGACCCCACCCTCCACTTGATCTCGTGCGGTGGGAACGGAGCAGCCAGCTCCGCCCACACCGTACCCGTGTCTCGTCCTTCACCCATCAGAGTCCTCCTCGTGGTATGCTTCCCGTTAGACGGGGCCTACTGGTGGAGCCCCGGATAGCGGGAGCATCATGGGAACAGTCACACCTCTCTTCAAGCAGCCCGAGCCTTCTCGCTCAGGCAAGACACAGATGCCGGCGCGACTCTCCATCAAGGAGATCCGCCGGCTCTTTCGTTTGGCCTCGCAGCACGGTTACACGATCGAGCAGGTCGAGTGGGCCACGACGGTGGTGCGGAGCTGGGCGACCAGCAACCAACGCAAGCGGCACGACTGGGTGGCGGTCATCAACAACGCGCTGATGATGGGATGGGGCAGGGCTGGCTTCCCCGACTTCGCCAAGCGTCGCCACCTCTGTGGCATGGGAACACGCATCACCGCCAAGACAGTCGAGGCTCGCATCGAACGGCTGCGCGCGAAGGGCTACGCATGAGCATGATCCGTCGCGCCAAGCAGCGAGACGAGAACGAGCCCGAGATCGTGGAGGCGCTACAGGCTGACGGTAACATCGTCATTCGCATCGACGAGCCTTGCGATCTCCTCGTCCAGTGTCCATGCGGGGTGTGGGTGCTGCTCGAGGTGAAGAACCCAACCGGCAAGACGGGCACGCACGATCGTGAAGGCAGGACGAAGAAGCAAGCTGACCTCAATAGAACGTTGCATCGTCAGATCCCGATCGTTCACGACAGGGACGAAGCATTCGCTGCCATGATGTGGGATCACAACTGCGGTTGACGGCTGACCCACCGGCAGGCGTCCCTGTCAACGGGGAAGGAGCACCCGATGCAAGGTCCGGTGGGCCAGCACCCCCCAGTCTAGCTCTTCTTCGGGAGCTTCTTCTCCTTGCTCAGTGCGATGATGGGCGCGAGCTTGATGCCCACCACCTTCGCCACCTCCTTGATCTCCTTCGGCAGCTCCGGCCTGTACTTCGCAGGCCAGTGCGAGAAGACCACCAGCTCCAGCAGCATAGCGACCTGCTCCGTGGTGCCCTTCGACTCGATGAGCTGTCGCATCACCGAACCCCACGAGTAACGAGAGGACGACTCCCCTTCCGCCAGCTTCAGGTTGTGTGCCTTGCCGTACTTGTTCATGGCGAGCGGATCGACACAGCTCACCAGCTCACCAAGGGCGACGCACATCGCAGCATGGAAGGCATCGGGCTCGAGCTCGGCAACGGCCTGCTGCATCTGGAACGCCACCTCAGTCACCACCTTCTGGTTCTGCTTGGCTCGGCGCTCGCCCTCCTTCTCCTTGCTCTGTCCCTCCTTGCTCTTCGGGATCGGATCACCCGGCCGGTAGTCGTCCGTGTATCCGAGCGCCGCATTGGTGGCGAGGCCCTTCTCGATCAGCACCTTCTCGATCACCAGCCGCCTCGCATGTGGGTTCAGCGAGTAGTCGTCGAGCGGGATGTAGGTCCACGGCTTCACGTCCTTGCCGACCAGCGTCTTGAGCGTCGTCCGTCCCTTCGTCGGTGCGCCCTGGTTGAAGACGCCCAGGCTCATGGACAGCGGCACCCACCCGTTGGGCTTGTACTCCCGCACCCTGCCCTTGGCATTCTTCCGGTTCATCACCGCCTCGCCAGCTTCCTCAAGCTGGATCATGCGGACGTCCTGATAGGCCCGCCCCTTCTCATCGAAGCAGCCCTGGTTGGTGCAGCGTGCCTTGTCGCCCAGCTCCTCGAACAAGAAGTCACCCTTGTCCGTGTTGTACTGGCATTCCGAGCACGCACCGTTCGGCAAGTCGCTGTCATCCAGCTTCCACGGTGCCTTGCTCAGTAGCTTGACCTCCTTCATCAGATCCTGACGGCACCTGTCGAGTGGGGTCGCACCGTTCCAGTCCGTCTCGCACCAGTCGTTGGCGAAGTCGACCAGCTCCTTGCTGTCCTGCACCTGAGCGAGCAGCCGCATGTGCCCCCACGTGAGGGACTCGTCCTCGTACAGCTTCTTCACCTCGGCCGGCATGTTGCTGATGGACTGGAGCTGACGGATGCGATGCGGTGACTCACCGAGATGGTCCGCCACCGCCCGCGCCGAGCTCCGCTCGAGCATGGCGCACACCCGTTCGGCCTGGACGAGAGGATGCACGCTGCGTCGCTGCTCGTTCTCGACGAACCGGATGCCTTCGATGTCGACGCCCGTCTCGTGGCAATAGCACTCGATCTCGTCGTCGGGTGCGTACCCTGCCGAGGGCAGAGCCATCAGCCTGCGGCACCCGGCGATGACGTGATAGCCCTCCGTTCCTTCGATGGGCACGACGTGCAATGGATGGAGCAGGCCCACCTCGGTGATGGACTGCGCCAGGTCTTCGATCCCGTCGAGCATCCGGTCCCCGTTGGGGTTGTTGGGATGCGGGACGAGTAGCCGTAGCTTGATCGACTCCCTCAATTGACTGCTCCTCCAGTCCCGGGCAGCACGAGGCCGCTGGCCTGTGCTTGCCGGGCCTGCTGGCCGGCGTTGAAGATGGCTTCGAGAACCTTCTCGGGCTCAGCCATCAAGGCCCAACCTTCGTCGCTACCTACGACGAAGACCATTGTGTCTCGACCCTCTCCACCCGTGACTGCCGTGATCGCAGTCACGCTGAGATAGATGAGAGCGGGGTGCACATCAGTGTGATGCTTCAACTTGAAGCAAACGAAGATCATGGAAGCCTCCTCTTCCCGGCCCAGACTACTGCGGGCCAGACGAGATAGCCCTCACAGGCCATCTGCTTGTAGACCTTGACCAGCACCCGCTGACCGTGGATCACCTTCCACTCCTTGGCCACGACGGGCACGGGGTTCTCCTTCCGCATCCTCACTCGGGCTGCGCTACGCCCCATGTCCGTCTTGATCATCGTCGCCACGTTCCCTCCTATGTGGGGTGAGGGCCGGACCATCCGACCCCCACCCCGAGACACACCACCGTAGTCAGAGTGGTACCCCCCCAGGCCCCACCACTGACCACGCCTCACGGGTGTGCCTACTTCTTGTCGAGAGCCTCGACGATCACGCTCTCGAGATCGTTCATCGTGAGCGTGAGCTGAAGGATGGCACGCTCGACACGGTCGAGTCCGATGCCAAGCACGAGCTGGTTGTCTTCGACCATGCGGTCGTGGTTCTCGTGATCTTTGGCCTGCTCGATCCTCTGCTCGCAGTCCCGAAGCATCTCTTCGAGCTTGCTCACGACGCCACCGCCATGATCTCCGCATCCTCGGGCTCGTCGCATATACCCCCGATGAAGCCCGACTGCGGATCGCTCAGGTGGTGCTCACGCATGAACGAGTGGAGCCTGGTGTACTGAGTCATCAGCTTGCGAGGCTGTCCCTTCTTCAGCCCGTAGGTGCAAGCGTTGTAGAGGGACCACGCCGAGCGGTCCTCGTACTCCTTCACGACCGGCCGCTTCCAGTACCGCATCGCCTCGTTGAACTGCACGCTGGTGAGGATGTCTTGCCCTGCCATCAGCCCGAGCTGCTCGAAGCCCGAGTACGTGTCCACCTCCACGTCCTCGAAGTGGCCCGCCTCCTGGTCGAGCACGTTGAAGTGCTCCTCCAGCTTGGCGATGCCGCCCATGATGAGCAGCTCCAAGTCCGACCACGCATCCCCGGTGTGCTTTCGCATGATCTTGAGGAAGTCGGCGTTGAACTGGAGGTTGTCGCACACGGTGAGCGTCATGCCTGCCACCAGCCCAGGCGTGATGCTCTTGTCGTGGCTCGACCGCAGGCCCACGTTGGGCAGCCGCTTGTCCCCATCGAGAACAGTGATGACCCCGAAGAGCTGCGTGTCCTTGGCGTTGACACCCAGCGCCACGTCCAGCTCGGTCGAGCTGCCGAACTCACGCATGATGCGCTGCTTGGTCAGCTCGACGAGGTCACTGAACGGGATCGGGGTGTACGTCTCGGTCTTGGCTGGCGTCGGGATCAGCATGAGATCGTGCTCGCTGATCCTTCGGCCGCCGCACATTATCATCAGTCCCATGTCACGGTGCTCCGTAGATGTTGGAGACGCGCTCGGCACGACGCCCTGTCATGCACCACACGTCCCCGCTGCAACGCTCGATCTTGTAGATCGTGCTCTCGTACTCCACCTCCCCTGTCTTCTTCGAGTAGAGGATCAGAACCACGTCTTGAAACAGGGGATCCCTGTCGTAGTGCTCGATGCACTGGTCGACGTGGTCAGGCACATCGCTGTGATCCTGCTCCATCCACGCATCTCGTAGCTTTCCGACCCACGCAGACATGGCTACCTCAAGCCCAAGTCCATTGTGAGGCCGGCCGATCTTTCGATGGCGCTTGGGTGAAGGAGAGAGGTCAGCATCCCGACCCCCCTCCAACCAACGCCACACCCTGGCGATGAGGTTCACGCGCCGACAGTCTTCGGCATCGACTGCTTGAGCCAGCCATTGACGGAGAGCACGACGCTGAACCCGTGCTTCTCGGTCAGCTCCTTCTGTTGCGTGAGGATCAGGTCACCCTCGTAGATGTTGCCCTCGACAGAGCGCACGAACTCGTGGTTGTCGCTGGCATACCCCGAGCCTGTCTCGATCGCAGCCCGTTGCATCTGCGTGAGGTTGACAGCGTTCACGTTCACCTTCACCCTCGTCTCGGCCATCGAGACGGTGCACTTCTCCTCGTCGAGCTCGAACAGCTCGATCACCTCCACTGCCCTGTTCGCCATCGCTACTGTCTTCACTTGCCCTCCTTCACCCCAACAAGGGGTGTGCCGCTCGACGGCGGCGGTCGGTTGCGGTCCGCCGACGGCGAGAACTCCTCGCCAACCAGCGTCGCTCCATGCTCTGCTCCTTTCCTCCATCCACGCCAGTACGCCTCAGTCTCGCGCTGCCTCATCACCGAGCCCTGAATGAAGGCGATGATGAAGGCACCCACCAACCCACCGATGTAGAACCACCCGAGGTGGTGCCACTCCCACATCAGTAGTCCTCCGCCGACACCGCCTCGGTCACGATGGTGATGGGCTGCTTCTCGCGCCGCTTCTTCATACGCTTATGCAGTAGGACAAGCCCGAGCACCACGTCGACCACGATGAACCCGTTGAACACACGGCCCAACGTTTGGCCCACGATGAGCAGGCCCACGTCCTCGCTGATCGCACTCGCAATGGTGGTGCCCAGCGTGGCGGTGCCTGTCACCACCGCCGCCTTGGTGGTGGTGTCGACCGCCATCTCCAGCCTGTCCTCGGTGATGGCCTTGTCGAGCTGGTGTTGCAGCTCCTCGATCCTCGCTTTGATCTCTTGTCTCTTCATCGCTTCGTCTCCTCTCGGAGCACCGCTAGTGCTCGCAGGTAGGGGAAGCACCGGATCGCCCAGTCCCCCCGGTCATCGTTGCTGATGTCACGCATGAAGATGTGCTCGTCGAAGCCCTCGAGCACCGTGCGTGCCGCCTCCTTGATGATGAGCAGCTCGGTGCATTCACCCTTCTCGCTGCCCTTCCCGATGCACTCGGCCTGCGTCTCGCTCACTCTCTCTCCTCTCGTGCGAAAAAGGGGGCCGCCGCCCGCACCCACTCGGATGCAGACGACGACCCCCTCGATGTCAGCTAGAAGCTGATGCCACCCGCCTTCGCACCCTGCCCGGGCACCTCGACCGGCTTGCCCGCCGCCTGGCTGATGAGCCTCGGCAGCGTGTTCCGCAGTGCGAACCCCATCGGGACCAGCACGTTCTCGGTCACGAGGATGAGGGCCGTCCAGCCCAGGATCTCCATCCGATCCTCGTGCTTGCTCACGTCGAGCTTGTCGTTCGAGAGATCGTTGCCCACCTTCTGCGCCAGCATCGCTGCCGCCTGGTTCCAGAGTCCGATACCCAGGAACGTCTCGATCGGGGGCTTTGCTCCAGTCGCCATCACTATCTCCTTCGCACCCCCATCAGAGGTGCTGTTGTTGTGGACGCCGTCCTTCGCCTTGATGGACGGCGACCACATGCTCGTCGAGTTCACCTCGACATCAGCGGGACGCAGCTCTGCATCCCTCACTCTCTTCTCGCCTATCGTCAGTGCCACCTCGTCGATGGCCTCATCGCACCAGTCCGCATCTCGCATGGATGTGCGGACGAACCACTCATCCAGCATCACGGGCGGTGCTCCTTCTGCCCACGCCTGAGCCATGTCGATCAGGTCGCCCGCTCCACCGTGGTGGACTGCGTGCTCCCACTCATCGAGCTGCTCTTGCGTAGGCTCGGCTGCCTTACTCAGCCGCCAACACCTGCACTGCTGCGAGAACTGGCTGCACTCGGAGCACACCATGCGTCCGAGCACCGGGATCAGAGCCCTCCCACACTGGCAAGGCTCACTGTTCTTCATCACTCATCCTCCTCTTTCAATGGAGATACACCCCCCTCGTTTTGAGGGGGGGGTGTGTCTCCTCTCTCTCGTCACCAACCATGCTCTCCCTTCTCCAGCTTCCAGATCATGCGCTGCCCCGGACGCACCAGCCTGGTGTCGAAACCTCTCGCCAAGCTGATCTCGAGCATCATCTTCGTGCCTCTGCTCCCGGCTACGATGAACCCGACCACCATGTCCGGCCCGAGGTCAGCCATCTTCGAGTTCCTGATGAAGCCAGCCCGCGTCCCGTGCCTGTCCCAGTCAGCCGGCATCTCGGTGAGCCTGATGCCCTGTGCCTTGGCCCACTCGCCGCCGTACTGGTCAGGCCCACGGCACGTGCCTTCGATCACCTGCGTGACGTGGTGCAGTGCGTGGATGGCATCGAGTGCATCGAACACCGCCTGCCTGTCGGTCCACGCCCTCGACCCGCATACCAGCAGTCTCATGCCTCCTCCTCGAGCGGACTCGCCTCGTCCGCAGCTCTGCCGGTGAGGGTGCGTGCCATGTGATGCACGGCCTGGTCCCACCCGGCGTTGTAGTTCTGCTTCGGCCACGAGTACGGCACCGGCTGCCCTCGCAGCATCGGACGCAGCAGCGCAACGATCTTCGCCGTGCGCTCGTGGTTCTCTCGGTACTCAGCTCCCATATCGTGCTCCTTCAACGCAGAAGGGAGAGCCGGACAACGTGCCCGACCCTCCCCTCTGATACGCTCACGCCCCGCTCAGGGCAGCCTTAGCCTCTATCGTGCTCGTAGCCCTGATCCACCCAGCGTGCGTGCTGCTCATCATCATGGTCGGCAAGCAGCGAACCGCACACGTCGCATATCTCTGCCTCCAGCACGTCGCCCTGGTCGTCCTCGCCCACGCTGGGCATGTCGATCGGCGTACTCATCACGTTCCTCCATCTGGGTGTGGTCTGTCCCCCCCGCACCTTGAGGGGGGGGCAGATCCACGACCTCATCTCTGGTGGTGGTGTATCGAGTGGCAGTTGGCACAGAGGACGACGCACTTCGCCACCTCTGCTGCCTGATGGCATTCGCCTTGAAGCATCACGCTCTCCTTCGCACCACGGCCAAAGGGGAAGCGGGCCGCCTTGACCCGCCTCCCCTCTCGCACTCCCTACCAACCACGCACGCTCGACATCGCCACGCCTGCCTTCCGCAGAGCCTCAAGACTCTCGTTCAGGCGCCGACCCGCGTACTCGACCTGCACCATCTCGCCCTGGTGGTCCAGCTCCCGTGCCGCCGCATACTTCGCGCGCAGCTTGGCGAGCTTCGCCTCCGTGCTCTTCACCAGCGCTCCATGCTCCTTGCGTGTCATCTCGACCTCCTTGCTGTGGGGGGTTCGTTCCCCCCGCGTTTTGGTGGGGGGGACGGACTCCGACGCCGGGATCGGGAAGGCTTGGGGCTTGCTCAGAGGAGCACGGGGTTGGGAGACTGCGTTGGTGGCATGAGCGGGGTCGGTCTGGCCTTCCAGCCCCCCCTCTACGACGTCCCCCCTCTCAGTACGGGGAAGGTCGTAGGCTCCCCTCCCTCCGGGGAGCCCATCCCGTAGCCCCGTAGAGGGCTTGGGAGGGGTGTGAGGTTGGGTTGGAGGATCCACCGTGGTGGGATGTGGACGTGAGGTAAGGCCCCCTCTTCTTCGTCCCTGCTCAGGACGGAAGAGAGGAGGCTGTAGGACAGGATCCGCCTGGAACCACGCCGCCCTTTCGGGGATGGGCGCAGACGCTTTCGCGCGCGGGAGCCCTACCGCCCCTTTCGGCCAGCGGGGCCTTGACCCCGTGACCTCTTGCTCCGCTTGCCCTGCTCGGACTTGCGGAGCTTGAAGTAGAAGGCGCGTCGAGCAGCGTTGCACTCGACGTCCGAGAACCGTTCAGCCTTGGGGGGCTCACCGAGCGTCGTTCGCCAGCCTTCAGCGCGCCACTCCGCGCACTTCGCCGGCCCGACTCCCTTGAGGCGGACCTTGTGGACGGGACACTCATGGCGGGAGGCGCGATCGTGAGGCTTCGTCCAGATCCAGATGCGGCGGCACTTCCCGCACCAAGCCCTCACCGTCGTGTCCTTGGGAGGCCCCGCCATCGGAAGCGGGTTCTTCGGGGGACACGGCGGGGTGAAGCTCACGGCTTGGACGCCTCCAGCTTCGCTTTGAGGGTCTCGAGGATCTCGCGCCCGGACGGGACGCCGTGGGCATCCATCTCTGCGTGGATGCGGTCGATCTCCAGCCTCGCTTCGGGGTCGCCCGCGAACGACTTGATCGCCGTGAAGAGGACGTGCTCGCGCCACTCCGGGGTATCGAACTGCGGTCTCACCGCCATCGTCGCCTTGCCTTGTCGCCGGGCTGGTCCGGCCCCTTGGCCTCATCCTCGGGCTCCAGCCGCCACTTCTTGCGGCCGACCGCCACGACAGGATCGCCGACCAGCTCGCCAGCGTCGAGCTTTGCTGCCGCCGCCGCGATCGACTGGACGTCGGGTGCCGGCACCTCGTAGCGTCCGGTGAGGGGGCGGGGCTTCTGGGCCGCGAACCCGTTGGTGCAGTCCTCGAGCGCGCCTTCCGCGCCTCGCTTCTGGCGGACGGCGGGGTTCCGGCCATCGGCCGGCTTCCACTCGCCGCAGTAGTCGCAGTGGTCGAGCCCCGCATCGTAGAGGCGGAGCATCTGCTTGAGCGCGACGGGGGGGAGGCGGATCTGCGTCATTCCACCTCCCTCATCAGCGCGTCGTACTCGTACTGGAGCGCGGGGAGCCGGTGGGAGTAGACGTCGAGATCCCTGAGCTCGGCGCGGATCGCCTCCAGCCGTTCGTACCTCTGCTCCGTGATGCGCTCCGGGGCCATCGGGCCGGACTCCTGGCGCGCGGGCCAGACCGTGGGCGGCGGGTAGGCGGCTTCCACCTCTTCCGGGGTGGGGCCGAGGAACTGGCCCGTCTCGGGGTCGATCCGCAGGGGGAAGGGCCGGGGCGGCGGAGTCAGTTGGAGGCGGCACCAGTCGAGGTCGTCCTGCGCCTTGGTCAGCACGCGCCAGATCCGCTCGTCGCTGATGCTCTCGTGGGTCATGTTGCTCCCGTCGACACGACGGGTTACGATGAGCCCGTCAACAGCAGTGGCGACACGGTACCGCCTCTCGCCGGCTCCCGCTAGCGAGGGGCGGTTTCCGTTTCAGGCTCCGGGTTCCCGCACGAGGTGGCATTCCAGTCGGTGTCGACCAGG